AGAATGAGGATTTACGACAACAGTATTACCCCAGAAACACCAAAAGTGCCCGATTTTAAGGTTTCAACTGTATATTATCAAGTTGAAAACGGTCATGACCGTGATGGACTGGGTTCAGAAGAGAATTATTTTTGGAAAACAGCAAAAGAAAGAGCAAAAAAAGACGAAATTGAACCAGAATTAGGATAAATAATAACATTTACAAAAAAGTGTCATAAATAAAACAGGAAACACTTGTTTTATGGCTATAAATCGGATTTCAAGGGCATTTAAGGACATAAGTTTGTCTTTTACCCCTCATCCAGTCACAAAAGATCTTACAATTCTCAAAAATGAGAATGCAATTAAGAAATCTGTAAGAAATTTAGTACAAACTATCCCAACTGAGAGGTTTTTTAACTCTGTATTGGGATCTGAGGTACGTGATAGCCTATTTGACTTCGTAGATTTTGGTACTGCATCTGTAATACAGGATCAAATCTCAAATACAATTGAAAATTTTGAACCTAGAGTCGATAATGTGTCGGTTGAAGTATTACCAAGACCAGAAACAAACGAATTTGAGGTTACAGTGTTCTTTGAAATTGTTGGATTAGATGTTCCCACACAAGATTTCACGTTTATACTCGAAGCAACAAGATAAATGCCTTTTACTAAGTTTACAAACCTAGATTTTGACCAAATCAAGACTTCAATCAAGGATTATCTCCGTTCAAATTCAAATTTTACTGATTTTGACTTTGAAGGATCAAATTTTTCTGTTTTAATTGATACTTTAGCATATAATACGTATATTACCGCATTCAACTCTAACATGATTGTTAATGAGTCGTTCTTAGACTCTGCGACAGTTCGTGAAAATGTGGTATCACTTGCTCGTAATGTCGGATATGTTCCAAGATCAAGAACTTCTGCACAAGCAACAGTATCTTTTGATATAACAACATCAGGAAACACACCAACTCATACTTTACAAGCAGGTTTAGTGTGTGTAGGTAGTGATAAGGATACAACTTTTGTTTTTTCTATACCAGAAAGTATAACAACTACAACATCTCAACTTTTTGATGGAAACGGTAATATTATATCAAGCACATCATCATATGAAAATATTGTGATATATCAAGGAACCTACCTTACAAAGACTTTTACTGTTGATGGTTCTTTAGATCAGAGATTCATTCTTGAAAATTCATTTATTGATACTTCAACTATTGTAGTTAAAGTAAAAGGTCCATCTGATGATACTGCGAGAGAGTATCGAAAAGTAGATAATATATTAAACATAACAAGCACTTCTGAAACATATTTAATACAAGAAGTTACAGATGAAAGATATGAACTACTATTTGGTGATGGTATTTTTGGTAAAAAAATAGATAATGAATCTCAAATTGTTGTTTCTTACATAGTAACAGATGGTGTAGATGGAAACGGTCCTTCTGCCTTTACTTACGCTGCAAGTGTTACTTCATCCAGTGATCAAGTCCTATTACCATCGACTACACCCGTAATTACAACTGTCTCAGCAGCATCTAATGGGGGTGATATCGAGTCAATTAACTCGATTAAGTATTTTGCACCTAGACTTTACTCATCACAGTACAGAGCAGTTACATCAAGGGATTATGAAACTATAATTCAATCAATATATCCTAATACTGAATCTGTTGCAGTGGTTGGTGGTGAAGAATTAGATCCACCTGAGTTTGGAACAGTATCAATAACTATAAAACCAAAAAATGGTGAATTTGTTTCTGATTTTGATAAAATTCAAATTCTGTCTAAATTAAAAAATTATTCATTAGCAGGTATAAATCAAAAAATAATTGATCTAAAGATATTATATGTCGAGATCGAATCTTTTGTTTACTATAATCCAGCAGAGGTATCAACTGCTGCAAATTTAAAAACACAAGTAATTAATGGACTAACTGCTTATAGTCAATCAGTTCATCTTAATAAATTTGGTGGTAGATTTAAATATAGTAAAGTTCTTAATGTAATTGATAAGATTGATGAAGCAATATCTTCTAATATTACAAGGGTTAGAATAAGAAGAAACTTAAAGGCATTGACTAATCAATTTGCACAATACGAGTTGTGCTATGGTAATGCTTTCCGTATAAATCCAGAGGGGAAAAACATAAAAAGCACTGGATTTACAATACAAGGAGAGACTGGCACGTTATATTTGACTGACATTCCTAACAAAAATAGTGATGGGTCATTAGATGGTAGTGGAAAAGGAGTTCTTGCGGTAGTAAGAGGTGATATTCAAGTTGAGGATAATGAATTAATTATATCATCAGCAGGTGTTGTAGATTATATTCATGGTGAAATTATTTTAAATACAATTAATATAACATCAACTATAAAATCTAATAATATAGTTGAAATTCAAGCATTTCCAGAGTCAAATGATGTGATTGGTTTAAAGGATTTATATCTGTCATTTTCTATTACAGATAGTGAGATAAATATGATTAAAGACACTATTTCTTCTGGTGAGCAGATATCTGGTGTTGGTTATAAAGTTACTTCAAGTTATTCAAACGGAAAATTGATCAGAGGATAATATGATAACAACTGGAATTGATAAAAGAGTCAAAGTCCAACAGATAATTGAAAGTCAAATACCTGAGTTTCTTATATCTGAAAGTCCAAACGCAGTAGAATTTTTAAAACAGTATTACATCTCCCAAGAGTATCAAGGGGGTGTAATAGATTTAAGTGATAATTTAGATCAATATATTAAATTAGATAATTTAACTCCAGAGGTTGTTGTTGGAGAAACTTTACTAACCAGTGGCATAACAACCTCATCCACAGTGGTTAACGTTGAGACTACAAAAGGATTCCCGAAAGAATATGGTCTTTTTAGAATCAATGATGAAGTATTTACATACACTGGACTAACTACTAATACATTTACTGGATGTATTCGTGGTTTTAGTGGAATTACAACTTATCATGCTGAGAATCAACCAGATGAACTTGTTTTTACAGATTCGACTGCCACAAATCATGATGCAAATGCAACTGTAATAAATTTAAGTGCTTTATTCCTCAAAGAATTTTATAAAAAAACAAAAAGCACTTTAACTCCTGGTTTAGAAAAAGTTGATTTTGTTAATAATTTAGATGTTAGTAATTTTATAAAAAATTCAAAATCATTATACCAATCGAAAGGAACTGAAGAATCTTTTAGAATATTATTCAATGTTTTATATAATGAGACCCCAAAGATTGTTGATTTAGAAGAATATTTACTGAAACCATCTTCTGCAGAATTTATTAGAAGAGAGATTGTTCTTGCAGAAGCAATAGTGGGTAATCCAATAAACCTTCTTGGGCAAACAATTGTCAAATCTACAGATGAAAACACACGAGCAGCTGTGTCTGAAATTGAACCTCTGACTAGAAAGGGAAAAACTTATTATAAATTAGGATTGTTTGTAGGTTTTAATGACAAAGAATCAATTGAAGGAACTTTTACAGTTCCTGGCATTACCAAATCAATAACTAATGTTTCATCAGGATCTAGTGTCATAACTGTTGATTCTACCGTTGGTTTTGGAACTACAGGTTTTGTAGTCTCTGGAGATAATACAAACATATATTATGGAAGCAAATCAATAAATCAATTTTTCGATTGTGAAAATATTTTATCTCCTATATCCACTACTGATGATGTAAGGTCAAATGAATTTTACTTTGGTTATGAAAATGGTGATTTAAGTAAAAAAGTTGAATTAAGATTAACTGGAGTTTTATCGGAATTTAAACCAACTTCAGATATAAGATTGTTAAGAGAAGGAGAAAAAATAAGTGTTAAAAATGTAGGTGAAAAGATACTTAATCCACAAATCAATAAATCTAGAAAACAAATCTTTGCAAACTCATGGATATACAACACATCATCTAGATTTCAAGTAAAAAATATAAATGGTACCAATTTTGTCTTATTTACTAGAGACATTGACAAATCTAGTATTAAAGTAGGTGATGAAGTTGATATTCTCTTTAGAAATGAAGAAAATATAGCAGGAACTGGTGTCGTTAATATTGTTACTCCATCTACTCAAACAATTAATTTAGATCCATTGAGTGATGCTACAGGAATCTCAACATTTTTTGCAGATCCAAATAGAGATTACGATATAAGACGAAAAATAAAAACAGCAGATAGTTCAACTGTTGACATAGAATTTGGAAACAATGTATTAACCTCTGATATTACAAATGTTTATAATGACTCAGATCAAACAATGTATGTTGCTGCAAATTCTTTGCCTTCATATACGATAACTGCTTCAATTCCACAATCAATAATACCAAACGCAACTGCTAATACAAATTTACAAGGTTACAACCCTAACACACTAAAATATAGTATTATCGCATTCAACGACAATGTTAAATTTTTAACAGGGGATGAAATATCATATACTGCACAGGGAACCGTGATACCAGGTTTAGAAGAGGGTTCATATTTTGTTGAAGTGTTGAATAATAGAAAACAAATACGTTTATATAAATCAAGATCATTTATACCAATTTTAGATTTTGAAGAATTTGAATCCCTCTCAGCAAATACAGGTTCACATACTTTTTCTTTGGTAAAAACTGTAAATCAGAAAGTTGGTGCACAAAAATATTTAAAACAGTTTCCATTAGATCCTAATATAACAAATTCAAATCTTGAAAAAACTTTACCTGGTTCAACTGGTATTTTAATCAATGGTGTTGAAATATTAAATTATAAATCTGAAGATAAAATATTTTTTGGTCCATTAGAAAATGTTAAAGTATTAAATGGTGGTAGTAATTATGATGTTGTAAATCCACCAATCTTACAAGTAAGTTCACCAGGCACTGGTAAAACGACAGCACTTGTAAGACCTGTAATTTCAGGTAGTGTTGTGGATATTCAAGTTGATCCACAAGATTTTGATATTCAAGAAGTTTTATCATTTACTATCGAAGGTGGTAATGGATCTGGTGCTACATTTGAACCAATTTTGTCAAAAAGAAAGAGAGAATTACTTTTTGATGGTAGATTAATATCAGAGTCTGGTGGTATTGACAATATCAATGAAACTCTTACATTTTTAAGTGATCACCATATTGCGAGTGGATTGCCTTTAGTATATGATAAAAATGGAAATGACCCATTAGGTGTTGGCACAGTTGGCAATGATGGTATTTCAGTCGTGGGTCTTGGCACAACAACATTAGTAGATAGTGCAACTTATTATCCTCTAGTTGTAAATTCAAATACTATCAAATTATTTCAAAATTTAAGTGATTATAATACTGGTATTAATACAGTTGGATTTACTACTTTTAATAAAGGTGGAACACATAAATTTAGACTTTTAAAAGAACAAAATACTCTAAGGGATGTAAGAGTTTTAAATCAAGGTGATTCTTATGAAAATAGACAATTATTTGTAAAACCAACTGGTATTAATACAAGTAATCATACAATTAATTTTAAAAATCATGGATTTTTTACTGGTGATAAAATAGTTTACACAACAAACGTTGGACTTGGCACAACTCAACCACAATCAATTACAGGACTCACCACATACACAGGAATATCTTCAACATCCATTTTTTATAACGTTCTGTCAATAGATGACAATTCATTTAGATTAACAAATGCGGGATTGGGTGGAACTCTTACAGATGACTTTGACAGACTTAATTATATAAAATTTTCTGATCAAGGAACTGGATTTCAAGTTTTTAAATATCCTGATATAAAATTAAACATTGAATATGAATTAGCAAATACAACTGTAGGAGTAATAACAGCAACCCCAGTTATTAGAGGATCTGTTGATCAAATATATCTTTATGAAGAGGGAACTGGATATGGATCAGAAATTCTTAATTTAGAAAAACCAGTCAGTATTACTAGAAAACCTATAAAACATGCGGAGTTAAAACCAATAATTTCTAATGGTCAAATAAGTTTTGTAGAAATTCAATCAAAGGGTGAAAATTACGAAACTGCACCAGATTTAGAAGTGGTTGGTATTGGCACTGGTTTAGGAGCAAAATTAAGAGCAGTTGTTGAGAATGGTGAAATAGTTGATGTTGTGATATTAGAGGGTGGTTTACAATATCAGGATGAAAAAACTTCTATTGTCGTAAAACAACCTGGAAATGAACTAAAACTAGACATTAGTATAAGAAATTTACTCACAAACTCTTTCCAAAGATATGGAAATGAGGCATTATTAGAATCCCAAGAAAAATTAAAGTACTCATTAGTTGGATACTCTACACAAATAGGTAATGATGCTTTTGGTGATAATGGAATTGAGCATTCACCCATAATTGGATGGGCATATGATGGTAATCCTATTTACGGTCCTTATGGATATAGTGATCCTCAAGATGAAAATTCACCAATAAGAATTTTAACAACTGGATATGAACTTGATAAATCAAACATTATTGATAGACCATCATCATTCAATGTTGGATTTTTTGTTGATGATCACGTTTTTACTAACACAGGTGATCTAGATGTTCATAATGGTAGATATTGTAGAACACCAGAATATCCAAAAGGCACTTATGCATATTTTGTAGGTATAACATCTATTTCTCTAGAACCTGATTTTCCATATTTTATAGGTGATACTTATAGATCTACTCCTGTCATTGATAATTATAAGTCAAACCAAAAAGAATTTGATATTGAAAATTCCAATTTAGTTAGAAATACATATCCATATAAAGTATCTGATCAATTTGCAGACAATGATTTTATTGTTGAATCTAACGAAATTTCACGACAGGTTTCAATTGTTGAATCAACTTCTTTTGGATCAGTTGATTCTATCCAAATTATTAATGATGGTGATGATTATCGTGTTGGAGAATCTGCAATTTTTGATAATACAAACACAGAAGGTGGTGGTTTAAGTGTTTCAGTTGATAGATTGAAAGGTAAAGATATTACATCAATAGAAACGACAGTCTCTACTTATGAAAATGTTGTTTTTGTTAAAGATAGAGGTCAAGAAATATCTGCATTTATATCTACATCTCCCCCTATAAACAATGGTGATCGTGTCTCCATTAGTGGATTAAGCACTAATTCTGCATCTGGACTTAATGATTCTTTCAGAGTTTCAATATCTACAGCAAGGACATTAGTATATCAAGAGATTCCAAACTCTGTAACAACTGGTGTAGTCACTGACATATACGTTTCAAATATTCCATCATTAATTTCTGTTGGAAGTAGCATAGGAATCGGCACTGAAAAATTACTTGTTTTGAATACTTTTGATACAAATAACATATTAAGAGTAAAAAGAGGTGCTGTCTCAGGTGTTCATACTGTTGGAACTCACATTAATTTAATACCAAATACATTTAGTTTAGACAATACTGGATTTGCTGTTACAGAATTTAATTCTAAATTAAACGACAAAATATTTTTTAATCCGCATGAATCTATTGGTGTAGGTACAGTAGTTGGATTAGGTTCAACTGCTTTTTCAACTTTAGGAGAAGTAAAAAAAGTTGTATCAACTCCTCTTCAAAGTATTAGATTACCTAATCATCCGTTTAAAACAAATCAGAAAGTTACGTTAACTAAACCAAGTGCTGGATATGCATTAACTGTAAGTAAGGATGATGGAGTTACTACATTTAGCATTCCAGAATCTGGAAATAGTCAAGACGTATTTATTATCAATAAATCAGATGATTACATTGGAATAGTCACTCAAGTTGGTCTAACAACAAATACGAACGGATTGTCTTTTGTTGGGGACACTAAAGTAGGTTCTAGTAGTTTTGAATATTCTTTTGAGAGTAATTTTGAGCAGATAACAGGAAAACTTCAAAGAATACATTCTACAATAGGTGTTAAAAAATCACATGATTTAATCAATGGTGATTTAATTAATTTAAATTTAGTTTCAAATCAATCTGTTGGAATAGGAACTTCTACACATGTTAATGTAAAATATGACCCAATTAAATCAAGAATATTAATTAATCCTAAAACTTGCTCAACAAGTGGTATTAATACTACAACAAATATCATTAATTTAGTAAATCATGGATTTGATACAAGTGATAAAGTTTACTATACTTCAACTAATGTAATTGAAGGATTATCAGATAAAGAATCTTATTATGTATTTAAAATAGACGATAATCATTTTAAATTATGTGAAACTATTATAGATTCATTCGATCCAATTCAGACTTTAGATTTACTATCTACTGGAAGTGATCATGAATTTTCTTTAATAAATCCGAAAATTGATGTGATAAGAAATAATAACTTGGTATTTGGTATTGGACATTCCTCTCTTGCAGGTTATGAATTTAAAATATTTTATGATTCTGATTTTAAAAACGAATTTGTATCTACAGGATCTACTGATGTATTCCAAGTGACTGGAGTAGGTACAGCAGGTATTGGAACAACTAGCATTAACAAACCTACTGACGCATTGTTAAAATTAAATTATAGTGTAGATAATCCACAAAAATTATATTACAATGTTCAAAAAAGTGGTTATATAAGCACATCTGATTTCGTTGATGTAGTTGACCCTTCATCAATAAATTATGGAGACAGTATTTTTAGTGGAGAATACACAATATTTAATACATCAGTAGGATCGACTTCATTTGCTATATCATTACCTGAACAACCTGAACAAATATCATATGCTTCAACACAAACATCTACTCTAAATTATACAACAGATTCTGTAAACGCAAAAGGACCAATTAATACTCTTGCCATTAATTTTGGGGGAGTTGGTTATAAGAAGTTGCCATCATTTGTAAGCATTGCATCCACCCAAGGTGTGAATGCTAGTTTACTACCAGATTCAAAATCAATAAACAGAATTAATGAAGTTAGAATACTTAATCCAGGATTTGAATATTCTTCAGACAATACTCTCAGACCAGAAGCATTTGTATCTCCAATAGTTTCAATTATCAATTCAAATACTATAACAGATGTGGAAGTAGTTTCTGGTGGTAAAAATTATACAACAGAACCAGATTTAGTTATTGTAAATCCTGATACTGGACTAGAAGATACCACTGGATCTATTCAAGCACGTTTAAATGGTAGTGCAATTGCTAGTGCATCAATAATTGTACCTTCACGAGGATTAAGTCCTGTTACACATGAAATTTTTGCTGTTAATAATAGTAATGGTGCTACTATAAAAAATGTTGAATTTAATTCATCCACTGGTATTGTTACATGTACTTTAGTCACTCCAATTCTAGGATTCAGCACTTCACCTTTTGTTGTGGGAGAAGAAATTTTTGTAGAAGGAATTCAACAATATACAGACAATACAGTGATTGCAGGTAATGGATTTAATTCTCAAGATAATGGATTTAAATTCTTTACGGTAACATCTATGATTAACAACAATCCTGCAACCGTAGAGTTTAATTTATCCTCAATAACAAATAATCCTGGTGTTGCAAAAACTGATCAAAACAAGTTTGCACAAATTATAAGTAAAGACGACTATCCAGTATTTAAAGTAACTCAAAAAATATTTAACTTTACTGTCGGTGAAAAATTATCAGCTTTAATAGGTGATGTATTTACACCTGTTGAATTATCAATTTCAGAATCTACGGATGAATTTATTAAAATTGTTGAAGATCAACCTGGTGCATTTGATTTAGTGGCTGGTCAGAGAATAAGGGGTAGAAATAGTGGAAACATAGCAACCATTAATAATATATCGGTAAATAAAGGAGAATTTACGATAGATTATTCTCTAAGACAAAATCAAGGATGGAGAGATAATATTGGTAAATTGAATCAAGATTATCAAGTATTACCAGATAATAATTATTATCAAAATTTATCTTATTCTGTAAAAAGTTCTATAACATACGAAGATTTAATAAATCCTGTAAATAGATTACTTCATACAAGTGGTTTGAAAAATTTTGCTGATGTTGGAGTTTCATCAGTAACCAGTGCTGGTGTAACCACAACAACTTTCCTTGATACTTTAGCACTTGATATTATTGATCAAAAACGTGTTGATACTATAAACAACTTTGATTTTGGATTAGATATTGATACTATTAATAACAAATCTAAATTTTTAAAATTAAAAAATACAAAATTATCACCATACATTGAATGTAGGACTAATCGTGTTTTAGAAATTGATGATATAAGTTCTCTATTTTCAAATACTTCAGTTACACTTTCTAAATTCTTAGATATTCCTATAAACACAAATTATGCGAGATATTTAATACAATTAAGAAATCCAAATAATAAAAAAGTACAGTTATCAGATATGGTGCTGTTTAAAGATGCTGATGATGTATTTACTGCAGAACAAACAGTAGGTGTAACAACCACATCTGATTTGGGTGATTTAAAATTTGAAATGGATTCAGCTGGTTTGGTAAGTTTAATATTCACCCCAGATGATGCTGATAACAATGATTATGATTTAAAAATTTTCCAAAATACATTTAATACAGATTTAACTGGTATAGGCACTCAGTCAATAGGGTTTATAAACTTAATTGGAAGTAATAAAATTGTATCATCTGGATCTTCATCAGAAATTATATCGGGTAATATAAACAATATTGATGCATTTTTCGCATCAGTTGAGGTTAATGATCCCACAACTAGTGAAACAAACTTTGTTGAATTGTATGCTGCTCATGACGGTACAAATACTTTCTTATCAGAATTTTTGACTGATACTGAAGAGTCGTTCACTTCAAACTTGATTGGAGATTTTACAACTGGAATATCAACTGATATATTTTCTGTAAGTTTTGAGAATGATGAATTAAATGAAATCTTAGTAAGATCATCAATTATTGGTATTGGCACTACAGCAGCAGGAATTAGCACATATAGATTTAAGTCTTCAGGGCAAATTGATGGTTCTGAGAGAACTGTAAGATTTGAATCAAATTTTGCAAATGTATCTGTAGCAACAACAGTATCTTCATTCTTACATGAAGAAGTATCAAGTTTCAAGAGTATAGTTAGAGTATCTAGTGGTTCAACAAGCGCATTACATCAAGTTTTAGTTGTGCATGATGAAACTGATACATTTACCACTCAATACCCATTTTTATCAATAGGTAGCACATCTGGTATTGGAACATTCTCATCTTCATTAAAAGGCAATAATTTAAATTTCAATTTCCACCCTGATCCAGAATTTACAGGTGGCACAAACAATGTTCAAGTTCAGATTTTGAACAAAATATTCTATACTGATATTGATCTATTGAATATTCCTCTTGATTTACAGTATGGGACATCTACTGAATCGTTATCAGTTGCACAATATGATGCTATCAATGGAAGTAGAGCTAATAAATCAAGTTTTATTTTACAACATAATACAAAACCAATATTCCAAAAGAACTTTAATCCATCTGATCCAAATGTTTTAAATTTATCAACTGGTGAATTTTCTATTGTCGATCACTTTTTTGAAACTGGTGAACAAATAATTTACAATGCAGGTTCTACCTTCACAGGAGCTCCAGTATCTGGTATCACAACAGCAGGTGGAGCTTTGGCAGACGGAACAATTTTGTTTGCAATAAAAGGTGGAATTTCTAAAAATTTAGATGATTCATTCTTTGTTGCAAAAAACAAAGCAGATGCCCTTGCAGGTATTGCTTTAACATTTTTAAGTTCAGGTGCAGGTAACAATCATGAGTTTGAAATGTTTAAGAAGAATGAAAAAGCACTCATGTCGATTGATGGTGTAATACAATCACCAATTGCTTTTACTCCTATATCAACGAATTTAGAATTTGCAATCAATGATAGTCAAACAACATTCAGTGTAAATGGAATTTCCTCTATTACTTCAGGTGACACCATAAAGATCAATGATGAGTATATGGAAATTGAAAATGTTGGTTTTGGAACAACTTCTGTAGGTCCAATAACAGAAACAGGAGATATTAAATTACTAACAGTTAAAAGAGGATATATTGGATCTGCTGCAACTAATCATGGTGCAAATGATGTTACAAGGTTATTCTCAGGAAGTTATAATATTGTTGATAGCACAGTTCATTTTACAGAACCTCCAAGAGGCACAAATAGATTACAGAGGACTCCATCAAATCTTGAACCTGTTAGATCAAAATTCAATGGTAGAGTCTATTTAAGAAAAGATTATAGCACTAATACGATTTTCGATGACATATCAAATGAGTTTAATGGAGTAGATCAAACATACAGAGTTAAAGTTGGAGGTGCTGACACTGTAGGTATTAACACAGGAAGTAGTATTTTATTATTGAACGGAATTTTCCAAACTCCTACCACATTTAATAATCTTGATAATAATTATAATTATACTGGCATAGGCACAACTGCAACAAATGTTGTATTTACTGGAATTACATCATCCAATGGATCTTTAATTATAAGTGATTCTGATGTAAATCAAAATCAACTTCCAAGAGGTGGAGTTATTATCTCAATTGGTTCAACAGGTGGTCTAGGTATTGCACCCCTTTTAGGTGCAAAAGTCAAAGCCACGACGAATCCTAGTGGATCAATAATAGGAATTGTTGGTGTTGGTACAACTGGTAGTTCATATGGAATAAGTACAGCGTCATTCAACAATATTACAGGACAACTTGAAGTCACAACATCTACAGATCATGATTTTGGGAATATAAATGAATTTGCAAGATTGGATGGTCTAATATTTAATCCTAGTTTAACAATTCCTAACGATAGATCTTTAGGTATAACAGGAATACTATCAACAAGAACTTTTACAGTAAGTATAGGAGCAAGTAGTCAATCCCATTCATACGTTGGTTCTGGAACTGCATTTGAATATCTTAATGATTTGACATTCGGATCTGGTTACAGAAATCCAGTTTCTGTTGCAGTAACAGATTTATCAGGTAATGGATCTAGTGCAGACATATCTGCTGTGGCAGGTGATGGTGGAGTTCTTTCATTTACAATTAATAATACAGGAACAGGTTATACAAAACCTCAAATACAAATATCATCTCCATCATATTCTAATTTACCAGTAACTGGTGTATCAAGAAGGGGTATTGGAAATACCACAGATACTGGAAATGGTGCGACTGTCACTATAGATGTTGGTGCTGCTAATACAACAGTTGGTATTGGTTCAACTTTATTTACAGTTACGAATTTTGTATTGGAAAATAATGGATCTAATTACAAGATAGGTGATGTTTTCAAACCTGTTGGATTAGTAACAGCTATTGGAGTTACAACCATGACTGACTTCAAACTAACTGTTCTAAAAACATTTAATGATCAATACTCCTCATGGAATTTTGGGCAATTTGATTTCATAGACTCTATTAAAGAGTTACAAGATGGTTCAAGAAAAAGATTCCCCTTAATTTACAATGCAAACCTCTTAAGTTTTGAAAAAGAAGAAAATTCATTACTTGATCTTAAATCATTGCTATTAATCTTTATCAATGGAGTAGTTCAAGATCCTGGTGAAGCATATACATTTGATGGTGGTACCTCATTTGAATTTGCACAAGCACCAGATCCAAGTGATATTATTGATATATTTTTCTACAAAGGAACTGAAGGGGTAGATACTGTTCAGGTTTCTGCTGGATCATCTGTTAAACCTACAATAAAGGTTGGTGACGCAATACAATTAATTTACAACTCAGGAATTACTACAACTCAAAAACCGAGGGTGATTTACTCAATTAATAGTTCAGATGAAGTTGAAACTAACTTATATAATGATATTGGAATAGATGAAAGAAACTTTAAACCACTACATTGGACAAAACAAAAAATAGATAAAAAAATAAATGGTGAATTTGTTTTCAAGACTAGAGATTCAATAGAACCTTTAATATATCCAACTGCTAGAATAATTTCAGATGTTGGGGTAGGAGATACTGAATTTTTTGTTGACAGTGCATCATTCTTTAACTATGAAGAAGATTTTTCAACAAGTGATGATTTTGAAATTGGTGCATTTGGTGGTTTAATAGTAGAATCAACAGATTTAGTTGCTGCTGGATTGACAGCAATTGTATCAATAGCTGGTACAATACAATCTTTAGATATTACTAATGCTGGTAAAGGGTATGTAGGTTCAGCAGTTACAGTGTCAATATCTGCACCAGCAACTAATAATTATTATTCAATAACTACTTCTACTACACCACCTGTTGGACTAACAACTGCAACTGCAACTGTGACGATTTCAAATGGAAGTCTAAATACAGTTACTATTACTAATCCAGGTTTTGGATATACACAAACAAAACCACCTCAAGTTCTTGCACCCTCTCCTAAAGTAGTTAAAGAGGATGTTGATTTATTCACAGTCGTTGATGGATTTGATGGCAATATAACAGGTATTGCAGTAACAGGTGGTGTAAATGGCAATTCTACTGCTATTAAATTTACTTTAAGTGAAGATATAGGTTCAGGATCTGGTAATCCTAAAGGTGTATTTGGTAATTTAAAGGTTGGTTATCCTGTTTATATTTTTGATACTCAAGTAGGTCATGGTGTAACATCAGTCTTTAGTAATGGTGATGTTGTTTCAACTGGAACAACTTGTCTTGATAACATATATCTTGTTGATGATATTAATCTTGCAAACAAGTCAATTATATGTAATATTATGAGTGGTGTAAATACAACAGGTGTTGTTACATCAACTGGATCTATCAGTGGTAGATTCTCATGGGGAAGATTAACTGGAGATGGTGTTGTTAGATCTGCTAATCCCATTTCAATTGGGGTAACAGGTAAAACTCTTTATTCTGGTATTTCAACTTTTCCAACAATTCAAAGAAGAGATTTTGGACTTAGAGACACTGGTGCTTTAAGAAAGGATCTCCCCTAGTATAAATATAGAAAAAAGCTAATGATATGGCTGCAATTGTAACTGATCAATTTAGAATTCTTAACGCAAACAACTTTGTAGAGACTATTGAAAACTCTGCAAATTCTTATTATGTAGTGGTCGGACTTGTAAACCCAACTACACCTATTGTGGGTTTTGGAAGAAGTGAAGAATGGAATACTAAACAACCAAATCCTTTGGATAATTTTAATTATTCAAATCATGTTGGTGATACAATGACTTTTGGAAAAAAAGTAACAACAGATAACGTAAGAAGACTGATAACAAGAAGAAACTGGACTCAAGGCACGAAATATGAAATGTATCGTCATGATTACAGTTTAAAGAATCCATCACCAATATCGGGTGTATCTAGATTGTATGACGCTAATTATTATGTTATGAATCAAAACTTTGATGTTTATATTTGTTTAGATAATGGATCAACAGGCATTTTAACTACTGGTAATGCATCGCAAGATGAACCTGTTTTCACTGATCTTGAACCATCAAGGGCAGGTGAGAGTGGTGATGGGTATATATGGAAATACTTATTCACTGTTCCACCGAATGACATCATAAAATTTGATTCTACTGAATATATTTCTGTACCAAGTAATTGGCCAACTGCAACTACAACACAAATACAATCAGTTAGAGAGAATGGTGATTCTACAATAAACAATAATCAAATTAGAAAAATTTATATTGAAAAACAAGGTTTTGGATATCAACAGAATCAATCAGGAGTTGAATGTGATATTATTGGAGATGGTACAGGTGGAAAAGTTGTCATAGATACTGATAGTGAAGGTAAAATAACCAATACTAATGTATCTTCTGGTGGCACAGGTTACACTTTTGGTATGGTTGATCTAGGACCTGTTGAAAGTCCAAGTATTCAAGTTAGAGCAAAACTTATACCAATAATACCACCATCTAGAGGGCATGGTTATGATTTATATAAAGAATTAGGAACTGACAAATTATTAGTTTATGCAAGATTTGATGATTCAACAAAAGATTTTCCAACAGATACAAAATTTGCACAAATTAGTATTGTAAAAAATCCGACAGTAAACGGTGTTGGTTCAACCACTATATTTACCGCAAATCAATTTTCATCGGTTAATGCAATCAAAGTGATCTCACCTACAGGAATTCCTGTTATTGGTGAAAAAATTACACAAACTGTTACAGGTGGAACAGCAAAGGGTTATATAGTATCATATGATAGTGATACAAAAGTGCTTAAATACTACCAAGACAGATCATTATATTTTAATGATACAACAGGTGATCAAACTGATCAAAATAACGTAACCTCAGAGGCAAAAGTTCTTTCTTTTGAATCAAGTTCTGAGCAAATCAATGCTGTAGGTGGATTCAATGCATCTGTGGATCAGAATTTCAGTGGTATTAGTACAAATCCAGAAGGAAACAAAGTGATATCTTTAGGAGTTAACTTTGAAAATGGTCTTGCTAATCCAGAGATAAATAAAGGGTCGGGTGAAGTAATTTATCTTGACAATAGAGCAACTATTACAAGAAACTCAAGACAAAAAGAAGACATCAAAATCATCTTGGAATTTTAAAAAATGGCACAAAAAACAAATTTAAATATAAGTCCTTATTATGATGATTTTGATCCTAATGATCAATTTTATAAGGTATTATTTAAACCTGGATTTCCAGTACAGGCTAGAGAATTAAGCACTTTACAGTCAATTCTTCAAAATCAAATTGGATCATTTGGATCACACATGTTCAAAGATGGTTCAATGGTCATTCCAGGTAACATTGCCTATGATCAAGAATATTATTCTATGATTATTGAACCCGAACATTTAGGATTACCAGTTAATTTATATTTGGACGAGTTAAAAGGTTTAACATTAACAAGTGAAACCACAGGGGTTAGTGTGGTAATAGATGATTACTTATATCCAGAGGATAGTGATCAAATTGAACAATTGACTATTTTTGTAAAATATTTAAATTCAGGTCCTGATAATGAAGCATTGTTTCCAGACGATGGTGAAAATTTAATAGTTAATGAAACATTTGTATATGGTAATACATCAATAAATGCAGGTGAAACTGTGTTAAAACTAATTGATGATGATTCTTGTTTTGTTGGAACAGCTGCAAAATTAGGTGCTGGTGTATTTTTCATAAGAGGTAATTTTGTTGAGGTTCCAGCTGGTAAAATATTATTAGAACCATATGATCAAAGAAGCACATCATATAGGGTTGGTCTTAATATAGATGAGCAATTTATAACAGCAAAAGAAGATAGTCAACTTTATGATAATGCAAGAGGATTTACTAATTTTGCAGCACCAGGTGCAGATAGATTAAAAATTACCACTACTCTTGCTAAAAAAGCACTTACTGATACTAATGATACTAATTTTATAGAATTACTTAGAATTGATAACGGTGAGATTAAAATATTAAATTCTGAAACTCAGTATAATTTAATAAGAGATTATTTTGCAAAAAGAACTTATGAAGAATCTGGAAACTATTCTTTAGATAATTTTAAACTAGATGTTTTAAATAGTTTGAATGATGGTATCTCTGGAGATGGTGTTTATAAATTAGGTGAATTAACTGATAATGGCAATATACCAGATGATGATATAATGGTTGTTAAAGTATCATCAGGAAAAGCATACGTACAAGGATATGATATAGAATTAGATTCATCCACACTTATTGATGTAGATAAACCAAGAGATAAACAATCAGTTGAAAACGCACTAGTCCCATATCAAATGGGAACTATTTTCAAAGTAAATCATGTTTCTGGTGTTCCTGCACCTAATATAAATGATGATACAGCACTTGTTGAACTTTATAATAAGAGAACTACCGCAGATAATGGCCAACCTGGAGATAAAATAGGTGAGGCAAGAATTTATTCGTTCGCAGTATCTGATGCTGCCTACAGTGGTGATACTACTGAGTGGGATCTACACTTGTTTGATGTTCAAATATTTACAAAATTAGAACTTAATAAAAACGTATCAAATACTGAAGTTCCCATCACATCATTTGTAAGGGGTTTAAGTAGTGGTGCAACTGGTTATGTATCGAGTAATCCAGGTGGTGCTAGTACAATTTTTCTCAGTGAAGTTACTGGTCAATTCATATCAGGTGAACAATTAATTATAAATGAAGATACCGCTTTTAGTATTTCCGTAAAATCATTAAAAATATTTGGAATACAAGATGTAAAGGGCATTTTCCAAAATACTAGCGCAGTATCAGGCTACGGAGTTAGTTTTACCTCTGATACTGTTTTAAATAGAGTAATCTCTCCAACGTTTAGTAATGCCGATAAAATAACAATTACTGGTGCTGGTGCTACGACAAACGGAGCTTATAATTTTATTGGAGTGAGCACTGGAACAATATTAAGATATACACCAGATGGAGAGACTGTTGAAAGATTTAATAGAATAGAAACAATATCTGCTGATGGGCAAAGTATTACATTATCAGCAGTTGCATCCATAGCAGGTATATGTAATGGAGCATTAAATACTACAAAGTTGAGTACAACATTTGCTTTTGGTGTTCCAAATGTAAAATTACAAGACAACAAAGGGTTATATGCTGAATTAGATAATAAAAATGTTTCGGATATTGATTTATCAAAAGCTAGTCTTATTGTAGGAACAAATATTGTTAATGAAAGCACTGATGGTTCTGGTGTATTAACATTTGATTTAACTTCAAGTGGAATATCAAGTGCTTTTTATGAAAATTTTGACGAAGAAAGATACTCTGTTCATTACAGTGATGGTGCGATTGAATCTTTGACCTCAGACCAGTTTGTATTAAGTTCTGATGGTCAAGTAGTGACTATTAATGGATTAAGAACTAGTCAATCTAACGTGGTCGTTAGTTCTACTCTTAAAAAGACTGACATTAAGAGTAAACAAAAGGATTACATAAGAAGTCAAAAGATGACAGTAGAGCAAACTGCTGTTGGAATTAACACTGCTCTGACAGGAATGACACAAAGTAAAGATTATGGTTTAAGAGTGGAAGATAGAGAAATATCATTACAGGTTCCTGATGCAGTTAAAATAATTGGAGTATATGAGTCTTTAAATTCACTATCACCAACTCTTGATAAATTTGTATTTCCATCAGGATCATCTCTCAATACTGAGAGTGTTTTGGGAGAAAAAATTACTGGAGCAGAGACTGGAGCAGTAGCTCAAATCACTGCAAGATTATCTGCCACAGAAGTTGAAGTTTCTATTTTATCATCAGATGATTTTAAATTAGGTGAAGTTTGTAATTTTGCAGAATCAAATATATCCACAACACTCCAAGAAATTATTTTTGGTAATAATTCAAATATTACAGATAGATACTCTTTAGACAAAGGACAAAGAGAGGAGTTTTATGATTTTTCAAGAATAGTAAGAAAAACAAATTTTCCTGCTCCATCAAGAAAAATAGTGATCGTTTATGATAAGTATGATGTCCCTAGTAATGACAAAGGTGATTTTTACACTGTCAATTCTTATGCGAAAGAAAGATTTGGTAAGGATGTTCCTCATTTGAAAAATGGATTGAGAGCATCTGATACTATTGATTTTAGACCAAGAGTAAAAGCATATACTGGGTCAGGTTCACCATTTGCATTCTCAAAACGAAAATTTGATGATGCATCAAATCCATCTTTCATAGTTTCACCAAATGAGAGTTCAATAATAGGATATAATTTTTATCTTCCAAGAAAAGATAAAGTAGTTCTAGGTAGTGATGCCACAATAGGTGTGATGGTTGGAGAGTCTTCAACAAATCCAGTAGAACCATCTACTACTGATAATACGATGGAATTGGGAACAATTACATTACCCGCATATCTTTATGATCCTGATGATGCAATAATTACTTTAGTTGATAATGTAAGATTTACCATGAGAGATATTGGTAAATTAGAAGATAGAATAGAGAATTTAGAGGTAACTACATCATTAACTTTACTTGAACTCGATACAAAAACTTTACAAATTCAAGATGCAGATGGATTAACAAGATTCAAAACTGGATTTTTTGTAGATGATTTTAAGAATACAAACCTTATGGATATAGGGGATATTGATTGTAATGTAACAGTTGATACTGAAGCAAATGAATTAACTGTGCCTACTCATTTATGGTCAGTAAAACCTGAATTAGCATTAGATCCATCTATAAATGTTGATACTGCTGATTTTAGTGCTGATTTGCAATTACTTGATCCTAATGTTAAAAAAACAGGTGATCTAATAACTCTTAATTATGATGAAATAGAGTGGTTAGGTAATCCTTTAGCATCTAGAGTTGAAAACGTAAATCCATTTAATTTGACAGGTTTTTATGGAAAAATAAAATTAGAACCAGCAAATGATACATGGGTTAGAAATATAGAGATATCTGGTGGTAGTAAAACAATAACAGGTTCAGTTGCTCGAACTTATATTGAAAAAATACAAACAAGTTCTAAAGCAGATACTCACATTCGTTCTAGAAATGTTGGATTTACAGCAGACGGACTTAGACCAGTAACAAGATTTTATCCATTCTTTGATAAAACAAGTAATATTGATTTACTTCCAAAACTTCTTGAAATTTCAATGGTAAATGGAATATTTACAAAAGGTGAAACGGTAGAAGCATTCATAGGTAGTAAAAAATATGCAGTGTTTAGAATTGCACAACCCAATCATAAAGCAGGGGATATAAATTCTCCATCAAAAACATTTAATGCAAATCCATATGATACTACCTCATTACTAGGTACAAATTATTCATCATCCTCATCAGTTTTAAATGTGGACATTGCTTCTCTAGATGATGAGGCAAGAGGAAGTTATTACGGATATATTCCTACAACAGGAAATGTAATTTTACTTGGAAAAACAAGTAAGGCACAGGCAACTGTAAGTAATGTAAGATTAGTTGCTGATACCTTTGGTGATGTATTTGGATCATTCTTCTTTAGAGATCCTAATACAACTCCACCCCCATCATTAAGATTTAAAGTTGGAACAAGCACATTTAAATTGACATCTAGTTCAACTAATGAGGATCCAAATATAGGTTCAGAATTAATAAGTTCTGGAGAGGGTCAATATGTCACAAATGGAAAAGTAAATACTATTAAATCTACAAATGTCACTGTAAGAGTCCCACCTCCAACATATCACGGAAAATATGGTGGTGGAGGAAATAAATATGTTGTCACAGGAAGATTTAACTGGGATGGTAGACTTCAAAAATACTCTTGGCAACAATATAAAAATAATTTACGTAAATATGGTAAAAACGACTCTCGTGGAAGTTACGGAACTGGTGTACCACCAAATCCAAAAGGTTTTAGTGGATACTCTCGTAAGAGCTCTCCATCATCTAGCACTAAGGGACCAGGCACTGGTAGATCAGCTGCAGGAACAGGTGGTGGACAAAAATCGGGTCCTGGACCTAAAAAAGCATCTACTACTAAGAAGTCATCTGTAAATACTCGTAGAAGCAGAAGAAGAGGTAAATCTAATGGTTCACCATTAGGAACAATACCAGGTAGAAATGTTCAAGGAATAGATCCATTATCACAAACATTCAAAGTTGATGAAAATGGTGCATTTTTAACCTCTGTTGATTTATTCTTTGCAACAAAAGATAATAATGAAAACCTAACTGTTGAGATTCGTACAACTGAGTTTGGAACACCAACAACACAGTTAGTTCAAGATTTTGCTCGTGCTGTCGTAAGTCCTGAAAATATTAATACTTCCGATAACGGTGAAGTTGCAACAAGAGTAACATTCCCATCACCGATCTATCTTGAACCAGAAAAAGAATATGCATTAGTTCTTGGTGTGACTCAAACTATTAACTATGAAGTTTGGATATCGAGAATGGGTGATAAGACTGTTAATACACAGACTTTACCTGATGCGGAGTCTGTTATTGTCACAAGACAATATCTTGGTGGAAGTCTATTTAAATCACAAAACGGTAATGTATGGACTGCAAGCCA